ACGACATATCCTTACAAATTGCTAGAGGATTTTATTCATTTTGATAATTATTTCTGATAATTGTTCGTAAGAATAGAAACTGTAAGGATTTGTGATTTGCCAAAAATAAAAGCCGCACGGCAAGAATTTATTTATTTGCTGCCAAAGAAGTCGCCTAGATTTGGTTTTCTCGGTTTTTTACTTCTTGTTGTAGCTTGGCTATCGCTTGATCTACTTTCTGTTTCATTTCTTCTGTTGTCGATGGCATTATTAGAGTGTTCAATATCTCCCTGATTTTCTGCTTGGCTACTAGATTTTTGGGAATCGGTTCCATTGGCGGAGCTGTTTTGAACATTAGAGATTTCCTTTGAGTTGTCAATAGTTTGACTGTATTTTGCTATCTCTTGCCCTGTAGCGGTCTCGATACTTGGAAGGTTTATTTCCTCGTTGCGTTGGATTGTTAGCGGGAGACGACAGCCTAACATTGATGCGATGGCGTTGGTGTTTGACAAGGCATCAAATAACTCGTTATCCGGATTGCCGGGACATGCTTCCCATTCATCCAAGGTACGACCGGCAGCCTTTACGGTTGTTGAACGTTCTGACTTACATAGATGAGTAGCTAGAATATCGAGTTCTGTTGCCTGAAAATCTCGGGTTGCATTTCTAGAATTTCGAGATTTTTGAGAATTTCGAGTTTTATCTTGTTTTGCTTTATTTGATTCTCCTGTTTTATTCACTGTATTGTTATTTTGTAAGTTATTGACAGAAAATAGAGAATCTCGAATGTTTTCAGGCTTATCTAAAATCTCGAAATCTCGACCTAGTTCTTGTTCTAGTTCGTCGGCTATTTCTGGACGAAATACAATCATACTTCCTCTATCTCCCTGGGGAGAAGTAAGCCTATTGTGTAGGAATGATTTATAGTAGTTTGTGTCAATTAAAAGCTGGTGCTTCCCGTAGTTGTTGCGGGTTAGGCGACAATGGTCGAATGCTAGTTGCTGGTCTGCATTGCTCAGTCCTTCGCACATGGGTTTTTTGCGTGCTGGAATTCCTACCCCGTGACATGGAATAATTTTGTTTTGCATCCATTCTGGAAGCGAGGCAATTAGTCTGTTAATTGAGTCTGTTAGTTCTCCCCAGTGTGTATCAATTCCAATGTAGGGAAGTATTTTTCTTCCGTCTTCTGTTTCAAATATCCTTGGTTTGTCTTCGTGTGCTTTATACTGATTGCTGTTATAAGTGGCGTTTGCTTCTTTGGTATTTAGCATTATGTGGATAAGATTGTATAGACCATTGATTACTTTTTTTTCTAGCGGTGCTTTGTCGTTGTTTTTTCCCCGACTTGATACTTTTTGTTGATCTTGTATTGCTTGTCTTAATTGCGATATTGTAGGTAAATTGTTGGAGTCTTCTGTAAGGATTTCTTGGGAATCTCGAATCTGAAATTTCGAAATTTCGAGATTTGGATCAGTTTGAATAGTTGATACAAAATCTCGAAATTGTGTTATCGTGCTTACGCCATCAAGCTGCGAAATTAAGTTTGTAAAGCCTTCTTGAGTTACTACATCATTATTTGCGTATTTGTGCAGTTCATCAATTTCTCTATCTAATTGACTTTTTCCGAATGATTGATTTAATAGATCTTTGGGAATGTTTTTTGGGTTGATGATGTATTCTGAACTTGAGACGTAGTTTCTGTTTAATACTATTTCAGCGATCCATTTTTTTATCCATGCTCTGACAATTCCTTGCTCGCTTGCTTGGCTTTGATCGCTGAAATATTTTCGACTAAGTAAAGCATTCTTTGAACAATCAGCTTTTGTCCAGAATAGCCTTGGTTTTTTGAATTCTGGATATATTCCGAAGTCTGTAACGAATAAGGTGAAATCTTGCTCCATACAGGTTACAGAGTACCATAATGATTCAGCTTGTACATCAATGAATACGATTACATGTTTTGTTGCTTCTGGAATCTCGAATCTTTTAAGTCTTTCAAATCTATTTCTTACTTGATGAACTGATGCAATTGAATTTTGTGATTCAGTCTTAGGAATTGTTCTTAGATTCTGATATTCTGTAAGAAATGATTCTAAGTTTCTGAATCTAAGATTCATTGCATGCTGTTGGGCAGATAGTTCTACGTTTCCTTTGTATTTTTCGGCATCGCTTACGTAACGTTCTGGCCACGAGCATCTGAAATTGCTATCCATTATTGCTCGGTTTTCTGGATTACCGTAGAACTCTGTTGCAAGCCTTATATCTCCATATTCTTGTAGAGATTCATTACGAATATTTGCATAATCTGTCCATAGTTTTCCTGCGGGTGATTTTCTGTTGATGGTGTCGTCGGAAATGCCGTCCGGCCATGTTTCAACCATAACGCCTCGAACTCCGAACCATTCTGGTCTCTTGGTTCGATCAATGTAAGTGTCTGCTACATCGTCTGGAGCTATAACTGTGCAACCCATTCCAGCGGCAATTACATGTCCGGGACCAGCAAGTCCCATAATTGCTTTCTCTACTTTTTTAGTTATTTTTTCTACTTGTAGAGGTGATTCTGCATTTTGATCTTTTTGAACGTCATCTATAAGGACGGAATCAGGTCGAGGTTGGTTTAGTAGAACTGGATTAGTTGATGCAGAGCCTCGAATGTTTCCTGAGTCAATGCCGTGACAATCTATAACGATTCCGGAAGTTTTGGTAGCGAATCCATGCGGCCAGTTGAATTCTTCTCGTTGTTCTTCTGTTGCTGTAGGACATTGCATAATGGCGTCTGGATCGTATTCTGAATACAGCTCTATTTGGGCTACATTCAGTACTATTGATGGAAATAGTAAAGCTTCTGCTCCCCAAGATATTCCTGTGTTTACTCCATTACAGTAGGGCTCTGCTGATTTATTGCTGCCATCAATGTGACGTACAGCTAAGCATACTTCTGGAAAGTCGACGTAGAGAAGGTCGTTACGGTGGAATTGAGTTGAGAGAGATGCAAGGTTGTCTTTTGCTGCCGGTTTTGTGCTTCCAATGATTACTGGATAGACTCTATGAGCGTAGGCACATGCCCATATATTTCCGGCTCTAAGAATTGCTGTCTTACCGCCACCTCTAGGTTGAGCTACTGCTTTGTTTCCGCCATGTAGAAGTATTGATTGAATAGCATCAACTAAAGCTAGCTGGTCGTTTGACCAAGCCATATTGAAAATGCTTTGCAAATAAGTTTCGCAAAATAGTTTTAAGTCAAACTTACATTTTAGTCTGCGATTCCAATCTACACTCTTTATTGCTTCCGTGAACTGTTCGCTGATATCATTGGCTGCTTTACGCATTGCCTTTGATGTAGCGGATTGTCCGTGATTGTGGAGATTTGATCGACCACCAGCTGTTCTTTCTTTTGCTTTGAATTCAGCAATTGTATCTTTAAGTTTCTTTGCTCGTTTTTCTGCTCTTTCCTGAGGGGAGAGTTCTGTACCGGCTTCTTGGACAAATGTTGGGAGTGGCAGTCTTGGCGGTTTCTGCTGTTTGGCTCTTTTTTTTAAGTCATCGATTAAGTTGTCAGCGGTTTCTTCGGGACTTAGGTGTGTTGCTTTAGGAGTGTTCTTCTTTGTTGTCGCCTTCCTTGTTTTTTGTGATCCACTTGAACGCTTTGTTGATTTTCTCTTGATCGTCTTCGATGAGGTCTGCTTTGTTGATTTCGATGTAGTTGATTTTTTCGTTTTGGTCGATTTCTGGGTTGCAGTAGAGTTCTGGGTATTTGTCTTTGACTTCTTTCCTTTTCTGGGGTTCGTTTCCGTCGTGAGTTGTGAAGAACTCGTTTGGGATTGTTGAGATGATTCCGGGGATTCTTGGTTTGAGTTCTTCTTTTGTAATGCGGATTTCTTCTTGTATGATTGTTTCGCCTTGACGGTTTTCTTCTTTGTTGGTTTTTCCTTTAATGCTGCTAGTTTGTCTGCTACTAGCTTCTTTGTATTCTTGGTTTTCTTTTTCATCTTTATTTTCCTGGATTTTTCCGTGATTTTTTTGCTCTAGATATTTTTCGATAGATTCTAGATTTCCAGGAATTCCTAATCCAGTTTGTATTTCGTTGGTCTGTTCTGCTTTTTTGATTTGAGTTCTTAGTTTTATTTCTTCTAAATATGATGGTCTGTGGTTTTCGAATGGGCAACGGAATACTTTGCCTAAGTTTGATTCATAGATTTTTGTTTTTTCGTATGGATGTCCATCGGATAATATTAGCCATTTGTGAGGTTGTATTAACTTTGTTTCGGTGATTCTAAAGAAATATCTACTGGGGTTGTTTGCAGGTAGAAGAATGTTTGATAGTTCTTCAATTTTGTAAGTGGTTTTTAATATTTGATTCCATCTTAGAAGTTTTTCGATGGATTTAAATATTGCTTTTATATGTTTCATTTCTGTCTGCCTTTTGATTATTGTTGTTTTAGTTTTGGATTATAGTTTTAGTAATACTTTTTTTATTTCGGTGGCTGTTTGTCTTGAGATTGTGTCTTCTGTAGATTCGTTAATGTATGCGATTGTACATTCTGCTGTTTCTTTTGGTTCTCGGATTTCTAAAATGCTGTCAGTTCGTTTTGTTATTGTTGTTCCGAAGCAAGTTTTGAATGCGATGAATTTTAGTGTCACGTTTGATTCATTATCTTCAATTGTTATTGTTTTTCCGCAGTTTTGACATATCAAGAATTTTGGATAAACCTTTGTGCCTTCAAAATTTGTGTTACCGCATCCACAGCATATCATTTTAAGTTCCTTGGTTTATTGAAAGAGAAAGATAGAGAGAGAGAGATTTCAATTTTTCTTTTTGTTGTTCTCTTCTACTTTTTTAGTGTTTACTTCGCTGCGGTCAACTTCAATTGTGCTTTGGATGTTTTGACATACTTGGCAACGTCTTTCTCTTGATCGTCTTTCTAATGGCGATTCCTCTTCTTTCTTGGTGCGGATTATGTGCGTGGGTGCTCCACATTTTTGGCATCGCATGTTTAGAAGTCTCCTTTGCTTCCGTATTGTTCTGCTAAACGCCTATCAAAAAATTCTAGGCAGTTATCCATTTGTGATTTAGACCAATTTTCTTGGTTGTTCTCAGATGCACTTATTAGCCTTAGATTTTGTATCTTGTCATTTGTGCAATCATGATCAATGTGATCTATTTCAAATCCTTCTGGAATTGGTTTTCTTGTTGTGTAAAGCCATAGTAATTTGTATCTAAACATTACTCTTTGTCTATAACTTAATACACCTTGTTTATTTCTTTCTGCTGGAAGTGATATTACTGTTGTGTAGCGTTTATGATCTTTTATTATCCTGAATGATAAAGTTCTTGTTATTGTTTTGCCGTTTCTCCAGTGTTTGTGATGTTTTACCCAAGTTCCGTTTGAAGTAAGTTCTATTACTTTGTCTTCAAACATTTGGATTATTTCTGCATCAGTTATTTTTGGAGTAATGGGCATGGTTTAGGAAGTATGAACTGGAAGGAATGAGTGAAAGAAAATCACCTTGAGCTTCCTCTTTCTTCGTAGATTTCTAGTTCTTCTTCGTCTGTCATTGAACTTTGAGTAGGCTTTTGATTTTCTAATTCTGTATGTGGACTTGGAGTTCCTAGAAGTGTCTTTCTTGTTTCTTCTGGAATAAATTCGGTTTTGTCTTTGTAGTATGGGTGTAGGTCTTCTTCATTTGGACCGCCGTCATCTTTGACTGCGTCTGGGTGGTCTTCTAGTTGTGTGTCTTCATTGAAAACATCGAGGTGTGGGAAGTCTGTAAGAAGTTTTTGGTTTTGTGAGATTAGGTTTACAAGTAGTTCGAATACTTCAGAAGTTTTCTTTTCGCCTTCTACTTCTGGAAATGGTGTATTGTTGTAAGTAACTGAGTAGATTACTGCAATTAGGTAGAGGCGTGTTTTCTTGGCTGCATCTTGTGAGATGTAGCGAACTGGGTTTGCACTTTTCTTTGTCTTTTCGGACGATGCTAATCTAGTGTAAGTATTGACTAAAACAATAAAGTTTAGATCGTCTGCTGTTAGCGGTGTTTCGGCAGGAAAGTATGTTCCGATGAAGTGTTGTAGGCTTAGTTGGTTTTGAGGCGTTTGCTGTTGATTTTGTTGAGACATTTTAGTTCCTTTGAGTTAAGTAGAATTTGTTTTGAAGTTTATTGGTAATCGGATATTATCAAAAGTGATTCTTAATGTCAATAATGGATGTTTTAGATTTTGTGTTGTTTTCTCCAATCATTCCCACAATTTAAAAACGTGGGATGCTCCGCTGCAAGTATTTTTAATTCTGAATTTTCCATTTTTTTTCTTTTCCAGTAATTACAGATTGAGAATTCGGGATTCATGTACTAGGTCGTAGAAGTCTGGAGTTAGTTGGAAGAATTGAGTTTTTCCAGATTTCTTTTGCTGGTATTGAACTGCGTTGATTTGTCGAAGATGTTGCATTGAACGTCTTACGGTTTCTTTTGGGAATCCTGTTTTGGCTGATAGTTTCATTAAATCTAGTCGAGTGTCAATATCGGTTCTGCTCATTGATTCTGATTGATGTGAGTAGATTAATTGAATTGCTTTGAATGGAAATGATGTCGTTCCAATTGTATCTCTAACGACTGCCATTGCTACTTCGTAGATTTCTCTGTCAATTGGACGGTTGTTGATTAAAGATAATAATCTAAGTAGGTGACTAATTTGAACTGCAATCCGAGTTCCTAATTCTTCCCTGGGGGAAGTGAATACCATGTCTCGTTCTGGGTTGGCTGTTTCTGGCTTGGAGCGTAGCTTGCCGACAACAAGACTCATTGCTTCTAACCATGTGATTATTTTGTCGGGGATTTGGGGAAGTGGATCGATTGGCGTTTCTAATTTTGTACCGTCAGACATTTCGTAGGTCGTTTTGTATTTTTCTTTCTTTTGGATTTGTTCTTTTGACCGTTCTAGAATATTTTGTAGAAGACCGGCGGTTGCGGCTTGGCAGTGTCTTGCTTGTTCCTTGGCTTGGTCTTGAGTTGTGTTGGCGTTTTGGATTGCAAGGCGGATTAATGATCTGTGGGTTGATGCTGGCGGCGAGACGTCGATTGTGAGAAATCTTTCGCCTAGATCGGTGTTATTTACTTTTCGTATTTGATCGGTAACACCTGCAAGAATTCCGAAGTAGATATCTTCGTAGTTTTGTTCGACGTTGTTGAGATAAACGTTTCGGATTGATCCGCCGTAGATTTCTCGTAACTCTCCAAAAACTTTGTCTCGTGTTACTGCATCCATTTTGAGTAGAGGTGTTAGCTCTGGAATTGTCAGCATTCGGCCATCAATGTCTGGAATGATTGAGTTTTGTGCTCCACGTAATCCAGATACTAAGCCAGTTAGCTTTGTGAGATAGTAGCTGTACTCGGAATTTAGAAAGCAATCAATTAATCTGGATTTGCCTGCACCTGATTGTGCAACGAAATAAATCCAAAGTGGATGGGCGGTTCGAAGTTGGGCGGCGAGTTGCGTTGCTAATCCTACTTGCATGGCTTTCTTGGTTTTTGTATTTAGCTGAACTCCTTGGTTTTGTAATTCTGAAAACCACTCGTCTACTGTAGTTATTCTCTTATTATATATAAGGGAATTCCTCTCAGAGAGTTCTGTACGTCTTCCCGATTTTGTGGGTTTTTTAAATTTTACAGTTTTTGTAAGCTTGCAGATTTGATCTAAAACATCTGTAGCTTGATCGTAGTTTTCTCCGTAAGTCTCTATCAGCCAATCCTTTACGTCATATCCTTGAGGCTTTCCTTTCCATTGCATAGCCTTTAAATTCTGAACACTTGAGCAGTTTTCTTGAAGTAAATCACGTGTCTTTTTCAGTGCATTTTTACCTGCAACATCATTGTCGTAGAGTAAAATTACTGTTTCTGCATTCCATTGTTTACACCATTCTTCTTTTTGGACTGATGCTCCTGGTATGGCAAATAAGTCTACTTTGCTCCAATCTTCTACATTCAAAGCTACAGATAGTGCGTAGTAGTCCCAATGACCTTCTACAATGATTACTGTTTTGCAATCTGGATTCCTTGTTTCAGCACCGACTAGATAGTGTTCGGTGTCTGAAGGAACCATAATACGATTGCTACTTGGAATATATCTCCAAAGATTACATATTTTTCCATCACAGTTATATGCGGGAATTATGTATTCGTCTGGATTAAGTGGGTTTACCTTAGGAATATTTTGTGGATGTTCTCCGTTGTTATTATTGAAGAATGGAATCTTTTTAAGTGAAGATAACTCTACAGATTCTTCTGCCCAACTGTATAGACTTCTTACGAATGTATACCAGTTTCCAGTTACCCCGCATGACCAGCATTTGTATTGATCATTCTTAAGACTGAATTTATTTGATTTTCCGCATTCTGGGTTAGGGCATTCAAGTGCTTTGTGTTCTCCTTTTTTGTCTGGTCCTGTAAAGATTAATCCTAAATCTTCGTATTTACTTAGCATCCTTAGCCATTCCTTTTTGTTCTTCTAATTCTCTGACTTTTTGTAGTTCAAGTCCTCTGATTATTGCATCTAAGCATTCTTTTAAGTCTTGTTCTACACTTCCCTTTCCGCGAAGACCAGAGCATAGTAATTTCTTAATTGCATGTTGTCTGGCAGGGCAGGTTACTTTGAATGCTTCGAGTACTGAATATACGTCTACAGTTATTACATGTGCTGGATTATGTAGATGTGCTATCTTTCTCTCGTATTTACTTCCGGAATGTTTACTGGATTCTGTATTTGATCCAGAAACAGTATAAGTAATTTGACTCATGGGGCTGTCCTTCCATTTTCACAGAATGATTTGTAGGTAAGAGGCCAGTATTCTGCAAATATGTCTTCGCATTTTCTAGCTGCTACTTCAATTTCGTAAAGCGGATAACTTACATGATTAGCAGTTGGTTCATGCGTTCTAAGAGCTAAGAAAGCCATTAATGATCGAGGATTACAAGTTACCCAACAGCTTGACATGATAGCTACAGGTAAGCAAGCACGGGCGATACCTGGATCAAATCCCATTTTTAAATTATCTTCATAACAACAGTATGCTATTTTGTATAATTCTATTAGATTAGAATTTAAATCTTCAAATTTATCAAAGTCTTCGTCTGATAATTTATCAATCGTTCTGAACTTTGGGTGTCCAGGTTTCCAATTATCTCCTAACTTGAATAATGGCCTATCAGAATTTGGGATATAGAATTCTGGTTCAAGCTTTTTGTAACGCCCTGATTCTTCATTGTAAGAAAATCCAATTCTGTGACGATGCCACTCCCGCCAAACGAAGATTGGAGCACGTACGAAGAATGTAATTGATCCGTGTTCAAATGGAGTACCATGTTTGTGTTTCATTAAGTAGTTAATGAGTCCGTAGTTTTCTTCTGTAAAATTAGGTTCGTTGTACTGCATACAATCATCTCCAGCAGTACTTACCCTTGCGGCAGCTACAACCATATGATCTCCGCCCATTTGTCGCGTTGCTTCTACTTTGATTTCAGATGTCAGTGTTATTTCAGTCATTAGAAAATTCTTTCAATTACTATGTTTCTAGTTTTGGAGGTGTCCAAGGAATGTTTATGCCTTCTGCCCAGTTGTTTTCGATCTTTGTAATCTCTACAGGTACCGGCATATTAGCTTTACAGGTTATTTCGTACATAATGTTGGATAATTGAATAGCTATTTCGTCTTCCCAATCATTTCGACGAACTTCGAATACTAATTCATCATGAACTTGTAGAGCTAATCGAGTTGGAAATCTAACTGATTGACAGTACTTGTAGCATTCAATCATTGCTTGCTTTACAAGCCAACCCTCTTCACCTTGAACCTTGTAATTGACTGCTTTGAATGGTTCATTTGAAGGAACAATCATCGGGTATTTAGATGATGTTGTAACATATCCATTTTGTTTAGCTTCTTCAGCAGACGAAGTAAGGAAGTCAATTGCATTTGGAAACTTATCTTGTAGTAATTTCCAAAGTCCAGGTTTTCTAGCTGTTTGTTCAATTTTTCCTGGAGAGGCACCAAATATAAATCCGAAGTTGGTGTTTTTGGCTATACGGCGTTGGCCGCTTGTTGGTTTTGTATCTGTGTCTAGCTTGAATATTGCTTTAGCCATGAACTCGTGGAAATCTTCTCCACGTTTAAATGCGTCTATTAATTCTTTCTGATTAGACAGGTATGCAAATAGTTGTAATTGTAGTTGAACATAATCTATTGCGTACCAAACATATCCGTCTCTTGGCCCAAAGCACCTACGGTTTTTTAGTGACCTTTTGAATTCTTCATCGATGTCTAAATCATCGAATGCATCTTGACCTTTACTAACTTGTTGAATATCGCTACTAACTCTAGTTGTTTTTGTTCCTGTAGGATTTACATGGAAGTGTAGAGTACTATCCTTAACAATTCTTCCATTTTTTCTGGAGAAGGAGTGATGTGACTCTCTTAAGAAGCGTTCGACTTGTTGTCGTGACTTTTCGGACTTTTTGACTTTAGTCATGGAGTCTAGGAATTCTACTTGGTCTGCCCTTTGTCTTTTTGCAATGTCTGTTTTGCTTGCGGCTTTAGGTGGATTCTTTGCAGCCTCTTTAAGCTTTATTCTTGTATCTCCATCTGTTGATGGGTTTCCAGAATCAGTGTATTTCGTTATTCGATTCTTCCACTTATCGTAAAATAATTCTTGCAGTTGTGGAGAGCTATTTAGATTGATTTCTTCTTTATAAGTGTATGATTTAGCGATTCTGTTACATACTTTTTGGTCTTCGATAGCAAATGAGTTTAAGCTTTCTATTTGGCTTGAAGCTTCTTCATTCTTTACTTTTATTCCTATAGATTCCATTTCGTAGATAACAGGTAGTAGTCTTTTTTGACTTTCGTAAAGACTCCAGTAATCTATTTTTTCTTCTTTGGAGTTATAGTTGAACGCATTTCTATAGAGCATCCATAAGCCCATTGTACGGTATGTATCTTGGTCGCAATATTTCTCGACCGCTCCACTTGAAGAAAGCAAACCAATAGATTCTAGGTATTTTGGCAGCCACATATCGTAATGCCACCATGATCCCTCTTCTTCGGTTGTTTCTGCTTTAGCTTTAATTCCCGCTGGTTTTAGATGTGGGTGAGGTAATCCGGCTATATGGATTACTGTTTCTCCTTTTTGACGATTATAGCTCCTAGCTTTTCTTCTTGCAGTGTTTACTTCTACTTGAAGCAAATATTGATCTTTATCTGATATGTAGAGATACTTTAAAGCTAGGTCTTTCAGTTTGTGACTTTCCTTGGAGTTAACCAAATGAGACATAAGCATTGTGTCTTCTATTTTACTCCAAGGTATACTCCAATTTCTTTTGTAGATGTCTTTATGTAACTCATTAAGCATATGAATATCGAATAAAGCATTATGAAAGATTATTCGTTTTGCTTTTTCAAATAATTCAAATTGCTGAGAACATTGGGATTCATTCCAGGATACATGTCGGTTTCCGTTTACATCTCCTTGAAATACTTTCCATCCCTTCCTTGATAGATTAGATATGAGGAAGGGGCGGCATCCGTGCTTCCAGAATAGGCCGGTTGTTTCAGTGTCTGTTGCTAGTTCCATTTTCAACAGTTCTGTTTGATTGGAGTCGGCAGGATTCGAACCTGCACGCAATGCTTACGATTTTTGGTTTCAAATTTCCTTACCGTGCTGTTAAGCCTTAACATTGCTTGAGTATAGTTGCTCTCAGCGTCTACCATTTCGCCACGACTCCTAAAGCGAGAGTGTTAATTCTCGCTAAGTTTCTTAAAATGGAGTATCATCGAAGACTAATTTACTCCATGAAACTTTATTCTTTTTCTTCCCGTCTGAGTTTTTAATTGTTACTGTTTCTGCATCTTCGTCTACAGAGACAATTTCAAATGGTCCAGCAGCTTTTGAACCGTCAATTGATTGTACTTGTTGTCCAACTTCTGGGATTCCAAGTTCATTGTTGTCATCGTCGAAGAAGTCATCATCATCGTTGCTGGCTTCATTAGTTTGGTTATTTTCTTTTTCTAGGTTTTCATCAACTTCATCGAAGAAGTTATCGTCTTCGTTTGTTTCTTCATTTTCGTCTTCTGAGTTTGAATCATCCATTTCTGATTCGTGGACTCCGTTGATGTAGTAATTTTGGTAGTTGGCGTTATTCTTATTTGTAACGATTGCTACGTCAGCTAGAGGTAGAGATTTACATAGATTGTCTAGGATTTGTTTTAAGTCTGAGAATGATTCAATACTGTCAACGTCTCCGCCTAACGTTTCAATATCGATAAGGAAGGCAGCTTTCTTTTCTTCTGCACTAAACTTCGGATGGTCTTTGAAGTCATAGAATTTAGAGAATCGTTTTTTGTCTAGTGCTTTATCTTCATGCTCAACTACAAATTGAAATCGTACGGAGTCTCCTTTTTCTTTGTCAGATTTTTCAGTCCATTCAAAGAATCTAGCTCTATAATTTCCATCTGGAAGTTTTGCAAAAGTCTTATTTTCTTTTGCCGTTTTCTTTGTTTTCGATATATCTTTTGTAGATTTGTCTAGTTTTGAAAATACACTCATTTTTTGTTCTTTCGTTTAGAAGAGTAAAATTGTTTATTGAGCCCGACAGGATTCGAACCTGCACGAAAAAACGCTCGCCAGTTTTATTGCTTTCGCTCAACTACCGGTTTCTTCTAGGTAATCATAGCGTCTACCAATTCCGCCACGGACTCATTGAGCCTACTAGGATTCGAACCTAGAACCTACCGATTATGAGTCGGTTGCTCTAACCATTGAGCTATAGGCCCAGTGCTCTGTGTCTTTCCACTGAGCAGTACGTCAGTTGGTTTTCGACTCCAACAGCAACTACGGGTTAAAATTCAATTTCTTTAAATGCTAACCAAAGTAAGTATAAAATACCAATGCCGATAATTACTAAGCATGCAGCTAGAATTAACATGATTCTTATTATCCTAATTAAGTCATCATTTTTTTGTAGATGTTTTGAAATACTTTCTTAGCTTCTTCTTTGTTGTCGGGGATTGTTTCAAACTTGTTTAAACCAAATCTATTTTTGGCTCTGCAATAGGGTTGAGTATCAGTTACTAAAACTCTAGAGATATCCGTTGCTTTTGTTCGAAGTCCTTCTTTTTGTGTTTCTACATCACTTTCATAAAAGAATGCAGCTTCAACCCATGCATAGAGTTTATCAAGTACATTTTTATGTAAATTAATTGTGTATTGTTCGAAGTCAGTACCATTTGGGTTTTTATGTGTACGTGTTACTGAGTGTCCAAGAATTACGATGTGCATCCTAGAACGTAAGTCTTCTAGAACATCTAGCATTTGTGGCCAGAGTTCATCAGATACTAAAGCTGGACCTTTTTGGAATGCTGTAAATCCAGTTTCTCCCCAATCGTCATTAAATTTCTCTTTACATACTTTTTGCCTAGCAAGTTCTTCAATAAATCCGATCGAGTCGATTACGACGGTTGCTCGATCATGTTTAGCGGTTTTTAACCAGTTTAGCTGCTCAATAAATTCATCATAACTTGAAACTGGCTGTAATGTTTTTGTTCCTGAGGGGATTAGTTTACGTTGTAATAGCCGGTAGACGCCGTGCTCTTTCTTTGCAGTAATAAAGCATGGTTTGCTTGTCCACGCTCCGGCTGATGTCTTGCCGATTCCTTCTACTCCGTAAAGTAGTAGTGAGAATTTTTTCTTTTCAAGCTTACTTAGTTGTTCAAACATCTTAGTTCCCTTCTTTAAATATATTCACCCTGCGGAGTTGATTCTAAATCATCAAGTATTTTGTTTCCTAATTCTGTAGCGGTTTGTTTATCTGTCCAGAGTCCAACCTTATAGTCCAGCCAACTCTTGCCGTTATTCCAACTTTTAAAGCTTCTTTCTATAACTGGTCTAAATTCAGTTATTTCGTTTCCGAATCCGAACCATGTTATTCTGATTCTCGATTCAATTCTACATCTGAAATGATATCCCATTGCTTTATCATGTCCATGGGCTGCTGTAACTATACGCATTATATTTTCTCTAATCCTTTTGTTGATCCTGTACAGATGAAATCATGATATGTTCCTTGTCGACCAGAAAATAGAGGATCGTATATTCCGTATGGTTTCATCCAATTTGTAGAGTTTTCTGTTCCTAAATTTTCATACCAATGAACAAAATCTGTAAGAAGTGGATTGAAGACATAGGTTTTGAAGTTATAAAAATCTTCTAAAAATACTTGTTTCCTGAATCTTGCAAAATACTTTTCTGGATTATCAATGCAATGCTGTAACTGTCGCTGCTTCAACTCTTCAATTGATTCTGCTTTTCTTTTCCTGGGAGAGGAAGGAATAGCACCTATTCTGTGTACTACATCGTGTATTATTGTTTTATGTGGGCTGTGCGGTGTGAGTAAGCTGTAGAACATCATCTGAATGTCTAGGTGTAGCCCGTCTAGTAGGTGTTCCTGCTCTTTGCCTCTTGCTTTTGTATCGATTATGTATTGATGTCCGTTTACGTTGTTGTGGAATCGGTCAATGTATCCTATTAATCGTACACTTTTCCCGTTAGGAAGCTTGTATAGAGTGTCTAGCTTTTCTTCTCGTTGACCTTTTCCGAATCTTGTGTCTTCTTCTTTCCAGAATTCTTTATAGATTTCTGACTGCTTTCGGATTGTTTCTACAAGCGGGTCGGCATTTTCAATCCCGTATATTGCTCTAATACTTTGTAGTTGACTAGGGTCATCATCAATGCATGATTGAAATATTCGACCGTATAGCTTTGGAATATCGGCTTGGAAGTTTGGCTTTTCTCTTATCCGATCAACGTAATGCATGTAGCATCTACGTTTGCATACAACCCATTTTTGGAGTAACGAAACTGAAATTCCTGATTCAATCGGATTCCATATTCCTCTGATTTGTTCCGTTGTTAGTTCCATATTTAAGTCAATACTATTTCTGTAGATTTCATTTCTTCAATTGTTAGAAATGCTTCGCCTTTTGCATTCTGTTCAAATATTAATTTTACCTCAGAATTCTCTTCGGTTCTTTCTAATTCGTTAATTATGCAACGTATACGGTCGTTGTTTAACTTAATATGAAATCTTTGAACGTTATCCATTATTACATCTTTTCGGATTTGTATTTAGATAAATCTCTATGAATGCATCTAGGTCTTGTTGTCGGATGCAGATTATTGCTCCGTGCGTTTTGTTTTGACAGAGAGCAACTACAGGCAGCTTTTTTTCTTGTTTAGCTTTTTCCTTTGTGTCTTTCATTAATGAGAACACAGCATGTTTTTCACGGGTTTTTGTTTCAATATATAACTTTGGATGTAGAGTATCTGAAGATGTACCGTGATTGCTATTTGAACCTGAGAGTGGTGTTCTCTCAGTTCCAAATAATTTTGCAATAGTACTTTCTCTAACTTTCCATGCTTTGCTTTGTTTTTTCATAAAAATCTGTGAGGATATCTTAGGAATTGGAAGTTGGTATTAGTTCCTTAATTAAGTCTTCGATTGTTACTACAAACCGGGCGATCCATAAATCTATGTCACCGTTTTTTCTTAATATAGCTTCTGGATGTGTAATATTTAAGTCAAATTTTATCTTTGATAATTTTGCACTTTGGCCGATAGAAATTCTGAACTTTGACTTTTTGTGAGATATTGTTCTATCGATCAATTCAAGTCTTTTAGAACATGCATCGACTTCTGTCTGACTTGGCGGTCTGATTTTATTTGATTCGTCTAATGGTATGCAGCCTACAGAGTTTGCAATGATAAATTGTAATGTTGTTTCTGAATTTCTTTCTATTGTCTTTTCAATTGCTTCATCTAGTAACTTTCCTGATTCAGCAATAAATGGCTTCCTGTAGATATCTTCTATTTTTCCGGGAGCTTCTCCAACTAGTAAAAATGTTACAGTTTGATCGGAGTTCTCTACAAAATTAATCTTTTGTCGGCAGTGGACTACATTGCGTCGAGTTTTATGAAGTGGGCATCTTTTACAGGAATCCCATTTTTTTAATTCCTGAAATATAAACATTTACTCGTCATCCTGTTCGAAGTATGCATTTAGCTTTTGGAATGTCTGCATGCCCATTTTTTCTTTTTGAAGTATTCTATATAGAGTTGGTAAGGATACATCAGAAGCTACAGCTAATTCTGGAAGAATACCTTCTTCTTTTGCTTGTTCTATAGCATAAATTATTTCTGCAACGGTCATTGTTTTCTCATTTCATTTAAAAAATGGGCTGCGGTAACACTTGCTAAAGGTGCTGACTTCATACGTACTGACTTTGCCGCAGGTCCGGTACCAAAGAAGTCTTTTGTAAAGCGTTGCAGTAACTGCGTGACTGTTTGAACGTCTTCAAACAACCAATAAGCGAAGAATAACAGAGATGATTATCGATGTCAATAATTAATTCTGATAATTTTAAATTATTTCCTGGAAGGGACTTATGGCTGATGTTGGTGTGCAGGTGCGTAGTTTTGTGAAGAAGTTTCTTGTACTTTCCGATTGTAGACTGTAGTCTTAGCTATCTAATTTGAATTTTGGTGGTTGTGTCGACTGACTTAACACTTGAACAGTATTGTAAGGAATGTAGAAATGAGAACTGGGAAAAAGACTATTGATTTTGAAGAAGCTAAGAAAATCCTTGGCTGGAGTACAACAATGCCTGACGGCAGTCCTGTAACTGCTGCAAACCAAAGCTTTAGCTATAAGACTAAAGTAGCCAAGATGAAGAAGGTCAAGGACGGAGACGGAAATGAATCGGAAGAACCTGTTTTAGATGAACAAGGTAATCTGACCTTCAAGTCTGTTATCAATCGTGTGAGGTTTGAAAAGAATCAAAATAATCGTAAATTGTCTACAGCAGATATTAAACGATACACCGAGTCTAAGTTAGCTGGACGTTGGAAGCTGAACGGACAGCCTATCTGTATCGATTCAGAAGGTCAAATTTCTACTGGAGCACACCGATTGATTGCTATTTGCTGTGCTGAAATTCAACGTCTAGAAGCTGGCGGAACTCTTGGAGTTTGGAACGAGCCTGTAGAGTTTGAATATGTAGTTGTTACAGGTCTCGATCCTACAGTTGCAGATACGATTGATACTGGACGTTCGAGAAATGCTAACGACATGGTTGGTCGTACAAATGCATTTGATGGATGCAAAATTGGCGGCAAGGATGGAACTCCTGTCACAGAATCAGAAAAGAAGAAGTTGAATGCAATTCTTTCTGTTGCATTGCGATTAGTTTGGCTTTACTCGCATGGTCGACAAGTCTCTACGGCTGCAAAAATGCTTGACCATCATGTGAGCGGAATGCTTAATCAATATGGCCAAGGATTAGTTAATTCTTGCTTGTTTATCTACGAAGAGAACGGCGGCATGGAAAAGAAGATTCAATCATACCTTACCTTGGGGTATGCTGCTGGAGTTCATTATATGATGGCTAACTCACAGGCTGATAATGCTGAAGAGAATGCTGATGAATTCTGGACTTTGTTTGCAAATGAAGCACATGCAAGAGAATTCACTGAAGATGAGTTTAAGAATCCTGAGACTGGTAAGATTGATTCCAAGAAGCGGAATGCTGCTTATGCTGTTGATCCTGTAGGTGGTCTTCGAGCTAAGTATCGTCAGCTTAATGCAGGTACTTCAAAGGGCCGGGACGCAATTGTAAGATTGGTGTTCTATTGCTGGCAACAGTTTATAGCTGAAGAAGTCTTGGAGAAGGGAGCTAAAGGCTTAGGCTCTAAAGATTTGGTATGTATTGGCGGATTACATCCAAGCGAACCAATTGATTTTGATTAATTCAGGCTGAACGTTTTTAGGTATATAGGATGCCTGATTCTATTGTCCTAGAGGCGTCGTACCCTCTGCACTCATTCGGTGGTTTTTTGAATTACCATTTGAGATGTAGAGGGTATTTTTATTTGCTTAAACTTTCCTACATGTACAGTTGAAAATAAATCGAATGCTTCATCAACTGCGTAGGCCCCACCCATTGAGCTGTGAACGTAGTCATCTAGAATCATTATGCCGTCTTTACGTAGCAGCTTCCAACACAAAAGCATATCAATCAATGCTCCTTCTAATGTATGATCTCCGTCCACCAGTATAATTGTGTATTTTTTAGATGCAATTGTCATACTGGATAAGTTGTTTGCTGAGTCTCCGTTTAGAATAGTTATTACAGAATGTTCTTTGATATTTAGAGAATCTTTAGTTATCTCTAAATTTCTAGTAGCTCGATCTTTTATTGTGGCACAAGTTTTCTTTTTCCATCTGCTCCATGAATCAATACCTGTATAGCTAGAAGTTTCATTCTTACAGATTATTTCTCGAAGCATAAAACATGCTGATCTAGCTTCAAAAATTCCTACTTCTAGATAACTATGAATTTCATTTGGATTTATTACTCTAGTAGAAATCATTTCTTTTATGTTATCAATGGTTGGATGAGTCCAATCTTGCGTGAATTCAAGGTTACTTGGGAAGCAGTTTTCGTCAATTGATGCTTGGCATTGACAATGTGTATAATCGCAATCGTCATTGTGGAATCGGTTACAAATACTACAGATTAACATTTTAGAAGTTCCGTGTTTTGTATGTATTTTTGTTGTAAAGCTTACAGACAAACTGTCTGTATGAGTAATTAATTACCTCAGCCTCTTAGCTTTGTATTAGCTTCTTTTAGCTTTTCAATTCTATCTATCCCAAGAGCTTTGAATGTGTATTTATGCTTGTGTTCTGCAAATGTTGAGAATGTCAAAAGACAATTCCAACCTTTTTTTGTAGCTCTATGACACCAATCATCGTCGGCAGCTAGCCCATCTCTAAATTTTTCTTCGTTTAGTAATCCAACATCTTCAATTGCTTCTCTCCTAAGGAGGGTGCAGAAGAAGGGGAGTTGTTGAACGTAGTGGATACGGGTGTTTGGTTCTTGAAATCTCTTTGTTACTGACCATCCTAGAGTATTATTGATGTCTTGTGGTTTAGGTTGTTTGCTTAAATGAGTTAGGTTCCAATGCTGTATAAGGCTGTTTGATCCTTGATCGCATGTAATTGGTCCTATAGCTCCATTCCTAGGATGCCAGTATAGTTGATCTCTTAATATTGAAATTGTCTTCGAAGAAAGATTGCAGTCATTATTTAATATCAAGACATCATTATTAGATTGATTTATTCCTTGATTGACCGCCCTTGAGAATCCATAGTTTTCTGGATTTTCTATGATGTTTATTTTAGATTGTAATTGACTAGGAATTGAATCTTCTATTTGTTCTAGTTCAAATTCATCTGATCCATTATCAATGTAATATATTTTTCCTAGTCTTTCTGTGTTTCCAATAAAAACGTTAGCTAAACATTGAATTGTTATGTTTGAACAGTTTATCCCTGGAATGATTGCATCTACTGGATTTTCTGTGCGAGGGTTAATTATATTAAATCTCTGCTTTCCTCTATTTGTAAAAGTTACATGTTGTTTAGAGCATTCTTCTAAGGCTGATTTTTCTTCGCCTATAAAATTGTAAGCACGTCTAAATCCTTCATGCTTACCATGTCCAATTAGTGATGAATTGCTTGATGTTGGACTTACAATGTTTGTTTGTATTGGTTCATAGTGTTGGCATAAACTTGGAGAATAGAACCATACTTCTTTTTTTAAGTCTTTAAGAACTGCTGTAATAAATCCGTCTATTGCCTTTTTTAACTCTCCTTTAGGCAACGGGTTTTTTCCGTATCCTTTCCAGGTATCACATAATGGATGTTCTAATATAGCTTGTGCTATTTTCCTGGGGAAGATGTACGTTTGAGCGGCTACAATGTAGTCTGTATGTATCTGGTAAGCGGCTGGTTTATTAGTAGTGGACTGGTTTTCTTCGAAACGATATTCTTTTTTGTTTGGACAATAAATAGAAACTACACCAGTGTTTTCAGATGGCCAGAGTTGGTTTTCTAGAAGCTGTTTTATTTCTTTAGCGTATAATACATCATCTTGAAATACTGCTATGGCGTTTGCAGTTGGATGGAGTCCTAGTAGTTCTCTTAGAGTTGCTTTGAAGTTTTCAAATGCTCCAAGTCTTTCTTTTCGAAATATTGTTACTGCTGATTTTGATTCTGGAGTAGCTGTTTTGTTGAACTTTTTTGTAGGAGTGTAATTTATAGATTGTACTCCCTCATATTTTTTAGAATATCCAGGAATTGATTCTGGTTCGGTGTGAATTGTAGGGCTGAATCCGGCTGCTCGGCATGATTCTAAGCTGTCAAAAATTGTAGGTATTGGACGTTTTGCACAGGTTATACCAGCAGCGATTTTTATGCTAGATTCTGAGTTATTTACATCTCCATATATTGTATTTGGCGATGCAAATGGAACTAGTGTGTATCTTTGTCTACTTGAAAACTTTGTTGAATGTTTTTGTTGTTTTCTTTGAGCTTTAACTGTTGCTCTACCCATGGTTTTTCTTTATATGAATTCTGGAGTTACACTTATTGTAGCTGGCCAGTTAGTTCCTGGACTTTGAAATGTTCTATTAAATATTTTTTCTGCACCATCACATATATCTTGGTCTGATCCGATTGTGTAGCTTGCAACTGGGTTGAATGCTGATCCGCCTGAAGATTTACATCCAAATGAAAGTGTCCATGATGCAGAACCAATGATTGGATCATTAAATGTATTTGTACATCCAAGCGTTGCCTTAACTGTACTAAATTCCTGTTCCCAAATTATTCGTTGTTCAATTACTCCGTTTCTAGTACATTGCTTTATACTTAAGTCTAATTCCCACATTCTGTTGAATTCGGAAGCAGTACATAGGTTTGGACTAAATATTCCTGTAACTGTAGATATTGAGAATTCCCATTGAGATGGAGTTGGATCACACGTTGAACAGCATAGTACTACAAATGTAGAGTCTGACCCGCCAGTTGTACAGAGTATTTCTGTCATAAATGCACAATCATATGGCGTTTCATGAACTAAAATTAAATCATCAACTTTTGGTTCAAAATCATCTGAGTAGGCTACAAATTGTTCTCTTAAATCTGTAGTTGAGACTGTGCCACAGCTAACACTTTGATCTAATGTGCAGGTTCCTAATTGAGCTTTTAATACGTGAACTTTGCAGTCTTGTTCAGTTGAATTGCATGTTGTATCTGATCCTGTAGGTATTTCAGTTACTCTTGCTACATAGTTTTTCCCTGCAGTTCCTTCTGGAAGAAGCATTAGTAATCCGGTTGGCGAGTGTTGGATTACTGGCCTCATTTCTTCGTCTTGAGGTATTCTTGGTCCAGGATTCCAGATTGTTACATCTGTTAGCTTTGAAAGAGGTTCATACCTAAGTGGATTAGGTGTAGAAGTATGATAATAAAGGTCTGCTTGAACGGGAGTTGCAGCTAATTCTGTTCCCTGTTCGGCATCCTCTCTTAGCTTAGCAAAATAGTGCTGTAATGGGTTTATCTTTATAGATGGATTAATTGTTGAGCTTGTTGTATTATTTGATAGACGATTAGATTGTTCTAATCGTGCAACATTTAATCCCTTATCTAAAGTGAAGTTAGCCATCCTAGATTTTCCTGAGAGGTGTTTATGATGCTGTTACTAGGATGTCTTCCGGCCAGTTTTCGGCTAGCGTGGGGCTTTGGAATGTTCTGCTCCAGTTGTTAGCGTTTCCATCGCAGACTGTTAGATTATCGTCTGGACGGTATTCTGATAGCTTTTTTCTTCCAGTTGTATCGCAACAATAAAAGCTTAGAATCCAATCTAATGTAGCACTTGTTCTATCTGAGTTTATTACAGTTTGGCCTTCTAGTTCGGCGTATATTCCTTGCTGTGTCCCGGTTCCTGGATTTGTACACTCTAGTCCGCCAGAACCCCCACTACCTGTATGGATTATTTCTTGAATCCATACTAGTGTTTGGCTTAATTGTTCTGGATCATCACATGTAAGTGTTACAGCTTGCGGTAGAATCCATGTTCTATTAAATGTTAGTCCGAATGTAGTTGTACATGTTCCTGGTTGTGGGTCTGTTGTTCCTGTTACTGTCAAAGTAAATTCGCTTGGATGAGGATCACAAGTATTACAAAGTGTGTCTAGAGGTACTTCCCCCCCGCTACCGCCACCTGCTGAGTCATCTCCTACACAGAATATTTCAGTTAGAAAATAACATCCATCATGAGTTTGATGCACTAGAACTATATCATTTACAGTTACAGGCATATCGGAAGCATAACCGACATATACACCTTCACTTAGGAGAGTTCCTAAATCTAGCGTTCTACATCCTACTTCTTTAGGCGAGAAGCATCCTGTGTATAAATCAACCTTACATATTGGAATACTACAGGAAGCTGCTCCACCACCACCCGGAATTATTATTGTATTATCTGTACAGCTTTCAGTTGTTACTTCTTTTACTTCTCCGATAAAGTTTGTTCCAGTAAATGCTTTTTGAACTAGAAACAATAATCCTGAAGGATAGTGTTCTACAACTAGGAACATTGAGAATAGATCATTTAGTTCTGGTCCAGAATTATAGATTGTTACATCAGTAAGAGCATTTATTAACTCGTAGTCTCCATTTGTTGGATTTACTTCGTATAGGTCTGCTTTACCTAAGCCAGCTCTTGTTGAATCTCCTGCGGTTATTGCTTCTCTAAGCTTTGCGTAGTATGTTCTGGTAGGTCTAAATTGGTGTTCCGGGTATTTGTTTGTTCCATGTACAGATTGGTTAGCAGGAACCATCTTGGAAGATGTTTCTACCTTTCCAATCTGTACCGCTTTCTGAGTTGTAAATGAAGTTCTAGGCATAGAGAAGGAGCCTGCACCACTGATTCTAGAATGTGGCTTTTTAAAATCTGGTTCCGTTATGTCACGGCGAAAAGAATAACTTACATACGGTTTCCTACTGTATTATTCTTTTCCTCTTTATTGTTTTAATGAGTGTATATCAGATTTTATAGACTGAAGAAGTTTGTTTTGAGCGGCGAACTGTAAGGCTTTTTGTTTCATCAGGCACAGTCCAGCCGACTGGCGGGGCGTCAGCCCGGAGAGTGATGATTCCGAATAGCAGGCAACTACTAAGAATCAGCGTTTTCAGACAGCCAGCTTTCCAGGTCATTTTTCGCTCTTTGCCACTGCTTGAGTTAGTATATCATAATTAAGTAGTAATAGTTCCTTTCTTTCTTTTTGTTCTCTCATATATTCACCAACAGACCTCATAGTATATGTCAGATCAAATTCTACCGCAGTCCAATTCTTAAATCTATCTTTAATTAATTGATTTGAATTATAACTAACCGCCATATTTTCTTTACATTTACAACAATCTAAAGCAAACTTATCATGGTCAAATCTTTTATGCATAGAACCAGACTTACCATATAAATTATCCTTTATATCATAAGGAGGATCAAGATAATAGAAAATATTTTTATCTTCATTTGGTTGTTGTAGCATATCATCATATGAATAATTACTTATACGCCAACCAGAAATAATCTCCTGATATCCTGGTAACTTTTCAATTCCCCTCACAGAGAAATTACTTATAGAAGCTTGTCTAGAGAAAGAAGAAGATTCAGTCAGACCACTAAAACTACATTTATTAACAACATAAAAAGCAACTGCACGATTGAAAGGAGGAATATCCTTATCATTGACCTGCTCCTTACATTTTAAAAATATATCTCTTGCTAAATTAGGATCATTATTTTGACGCTTAACATCCATTAAAGTGTCATGTAAATCACCACCAGACATCTGAACTTGTTGCCAGAAATTTACTAATGGTTCATAAAGATCATTAACCCATATCTTTAAATGAGGAAACTTCTTCGACACATAAATGGCAACACTTCCTCCACCAAGAAAAGGTTCACGAAATTCATCATACTCTCCTAGATCAGGAAAGTATGCTTCTATCTTCTGTGCTGCTCTGGATTTACCACCAGGATATCTTAAAGGTGTCTTATAAGATTTCATTACCATTTTAAGACCAGACTGTTGGACCTAATTTTAAATCGTTTAGTTCTGTTTTTGGAAATCGATTAAAGTTTAACCACTCTGGATCATCTGCGGCTGGCAATGCTGTACCATCATCTTTTAGTAATCCAGTTGTTGGGTTTCTGTGTTCGTCTTGAAATGGAACGTATGTAGTATCTGCTGCGGATTCTTTGTATCTGGTTCCTTGGTCTAAAACGTAGGATTGCCAACCTATTAAGTCTCCGTCTTTATCTGTTCTTAAGTTAATCTTTATTACATATCTTCGTAATCGATAAACTGTTCCATTTATATTTACCGGCGAGTCCTCTATTTCCTGGAGGAGGCAGCATCGTTCCGGGAATCCCCAAAATGGTGTTTCGTTTACAGTGTTTTGGTAGTTTAGAATTTCTGTCTGTGCAGGTGTGTCTGATGTTTCTTTGTATCGTTCAATAGTTAGAACTGCTATTGGTCTTGGTGCGGTAAGAATTATCTGTTCTTTTGCTGAATTTCTTATTGGTTCTTCTGTTTCTTTATCATCTTCTACTACTTCTTCTATAGTTTCTGATGTCCATCTCCACGTAGGGGTTCTATCTTCGGGGTCTAATGCATCTTCTGCTGGATCAGTACTACTGTTACTCCCGATTATGGATTCATATGTTACTACAATTAACCATTTGTAATACTCTGTTGTAGCTCCATTTATAGTTAAAGTTACTTTTTCTTTTCTTGTGAGTTTTATATCTTTACAAAATACCACTCCAATTTGTGCTCGTAATGCTGGTAAATCTCCAGTACCTAATGGCCCTAAATCTGCGTAGACTCCGTCTGCTGTTCTATCTAGATTATCGTCGATAGCAAAGAACGTTTGACGTATACCATCAATTTGAAAGTTGCGAGAATCTAAACGAGTGAATCCGTCTGATTCTACGGGTTTTGTATTTTCAAATAGTTGAGCAGTCATTGACTAACCTATTAATATTTCTTCGGATGGTGTACTTACTGCATCTAGAATTCCTTCTAGTAGTGCCGTTTGTTCTGTTTCTTTTCCAACTATTTTTGCTAAATGGTTGTTTGTTTTTCTGGCTTCTGCTGTTGTCTGTTTAGCTTGTACTGATCCATGCTCTATACCAGAAACAATAGAGTTAGTTACTGATTTTGTTTCTACAAATGGGTCTTTTCTAGTCTCTGCTGATCCTGGATTTAACCCAAATTCTTTTAGACTTCTGCCAACTCCAGATTTAGACTGTCGTAGTTTTTCTATTTCTGGATTAGTGATTTGGAATATCTGTTGTATGTCTTCTCCAACAAATTGTTTATTTCCACCAGTAGTTATTACTTCTCCAGTTTCTTTATCTATCTGTCTATCTTTAGGTACTTGAAATTCTCTGATTGTTTGCTTCTCTGCTAGTTCTATTCTTTCTTGTTTTTCTCTTTCTGATCTTATTATGTTTTTAGACTCTTGAACTGTTCTTATTGCAGTAACTGCTTTTTGTCCAGTTATTCCTTTTTTATCTAGTTTTTTGATAAGTAATTCAAGTTCTGTTTTTGGAATATCTATCTTTATATCTAGAGTTTGCAGTAACTTCTTTGTTTCTTCGATCCTTTTGGGTTGTTCAATTTTAAAGTCGAAACTTTTGTTTAGAGACCTAATTTTGTTTCTAAGTTTTTCTAATCGATTACGAGCTTTTCTATCTCTAATTTCTACTTCTACTTCTCTTTGTTCTCTACTTCTTGTAGCTTCTTCTTTAATTTTTGTTTGCCGTTCTTCAGCTTCTTTTTCCATTCTAAATACAGTATTGAATTCACTTTCAAGTTCTATTCCCGAACTTGGAAGACTTGTCATCTTAAAAATGAATTCACTTATACTGTCTGATATTCTAGCAAATATTGATTTTATTTTTTCTTGAATATCTATTAAAGTATTGAATACCGTATCTTTAAGTAAATTGAATTGATCAATAAATGGCTTTGTAGCTCGTCTTGCGGCTAGTTCTAATCCAGCTTTTAGTACTTCTGCTAGTCCTTCAAAGTCTTGTGCAGCTATAGCTTTGAATGCTGATTCAATTGTATTTGAAATTGTAGCCATTCCAGATTTAGATGCAGTTACAACTGAATTGATCATTGATTTAATTGATGATCCGAATTCATTTATCTTTGTAACATTAGCTATAGATTCTATTGCTTCTCCTGCGTTAGTTTTAAATTTATCTAGATTGTTAGTAGCATCTAGAAGTACTATTGAGAGTGCTGCTATAGCGGCTGGAACTGCAATAAGTTTGCTTGTCAGTAATCCTACTAATGTTGCTGGAATACCAAGGATACCAGAGAATAAAGATAGAGCGATTGCTGCGGACTTTAGAGATACTCCAAGAGTTATTAGACTTACTGATCCAGCACCAAGGGCAGCAGTAATAGCTACAAATGATCTTACTAAAGATGGATTCTTTTCTAGTACGTCTCCAACAGAATCAACAAGTTTAGTTAGAGCTGTACTTAGAGATATTATTTGACTTTCTAATGCTCCACCAATCTTATCAATTGCTAATGCAGATATTGCTGATTTTAAGCGTCTAGTTGCTCCGCCAATACCAGAGTCCATACGCTCTTGGGTTTTCTTAGCTAACCCTTCGGAGTTCTTTAATGCTGCTGTGAATTGTTCTAATCCAAATCCATTTTGGATTAACTTTGAAGCTGACGTTAATGCTCTTAGATCAAATAGGTCTTTAAAAAATGCTAATCGTTCACGATTATTCATTTTATTTAAAGTAGCATTTCCAATCGAATCAAGAATTTCAAATGCTGATTTGGCTTCGTCTAAGGTATCAACTCCAGTTAACTCTAGAATTATATCCTTTTTCTCTGGGAGAGCGAGTAGGATGCGGCGTAGTGATGTTCCCGCAAGCGACCCTTCTAGGCCATTATCTGCTAACACAGCAATTGCAGATGCTGCTTCTTCTAGCGATAGGCCGAAGTCTTTCGCAACTGGTCCTACGAACTTCATTGATTCAGCGAAAGTATCTATGTCGTTTGCTGAGTTATTTACAGTGTGAGCTATTACATCAACTACTCTTTGTGTTTCTTTTGCTTCTAGATTGAATTGGTTGAGTGTTGATTTTGTTGCTTTAGCTGCTTTTTGAATTGCAATTATGTCTGAGTCTTGGCGTAGTTTTGTAGCTCGACCTAAAGAAACTACGTGAGGTGTTTGCTCTTGAACATCTTGTAGTGTTGAGCCTCTACGCTTTAACTCTGCTTGGGCTACAGCTACTGCGGTTGCCGTAAAAGATGTAGCTTTTCCTACTTCTAGAGCTTGTTTACGAAGTTCTTCTAATGACTTTATTGCTGCATCTGCATTTATGTCGATTTCTGCTGTTGCTAAAGCTTCAAGCTGTTTTACAACATCGTCAAACTCTATTAGCTCTTTTGTGGATAGAGCTATAGGTGTTGCTAGTGCGACAGATAGGACGCCTAAATTACGACCTGTATTAAATGCTTTACTACTTAAAGCATCTAGCTTTCCAGCAATTTTATCTAATTGCTTGGAAGCCATATCGAATGTACGAAGCACAATAAATGCTTCGCCGGCTTTTACACGTCCTTGCGATGCCATGATTATTTGCTTTTAGGTGGTGGCGGTGGACTTGTTGGTTTACTAGTTTTAGGATTTACAATAGGGCACGGCGTTGGCTTCTTTGATCCCATTTTACAAAGTTCCTGCGAACATTTTTGGTATTTGAGGTTTTATCTTTTCAAATGCTGGACGCATAAATGGTCTTTTTCGGTATTTTATTCTTTTGCGAAGAAATCTAACTGTTTTAGTTGATACGACTTCTCCGGACAATACTTTACTTCTGTAAGCTTTTCTTTGCTTTCTTGTAGAGTCCTTAGACCTTGGAACTTTTTTTGATTCTCTTACTCTTGTTGTTACAGCTTTTCCGTGCTCATGTATTCCAGGAACTGCTCTGTTATCTTTTGATCCAAATCCTATAGGACCAACAACAACGCTTCCTGTAGCTTTGTTTGGAACTGAGAATATTAGTTTTAATGGATCACCTTTTGATCGACTTCTAGGAGGTGTTCCGGCTGGAGACGGCTGACGTGTTTTTTTAGTCTTCCCGCTTGCTCTTCTAATTGATCTTCGGGCAATTGTTCGTATTTTAAGTCCAGCTTTTTTAAGTGGACTTTCTTGTATCTTGGAAAATCTTTTCTTAAGTACACTTCTTTTGAATGTTGTTTTAACCTTTGCTTTCAACATTAGATGTTCCTTAGAGCGTATATGCTGCTTCTAATTGAACTTCAGTGACTAATGTTTCTTGGTCTCCGATTGCAATTAAGTAAGTTGTTGTTGAATGTCCGCAGTTTAAGCATTCTGAATTAAACTTGTTTAGACATTCAGAATCTTTAAGTGCTAAGACTTCTTTTCCACATTTTTCGCATTCGGTTTTCATTGTTTTATCTCCTGTGTTTCCTGTTAGACACAGAAGTTTAATATTTGTTCATTCATCAAATCTATTTGCTTGCTTTTCTCGTACTAAAAATTGCCAAAATCCTTGAATATTTCCAGCAACTAAAGTTTTTTGTTCTTCTGATGCATCTTCAGACCACGGCAAGGAATTAATATAATCCTGGACGTTTGAGTTTGTAGCTGCAATTACTTCCATTGGCTCCATTACTATTTCCTATTCTGTTTCCATTGTTCCCTGGGAGGACGATGTACTACTTTTATGTCTTTTGCAGATACTGTTTGTACGTTGTTCCCTGCCATCGCTTTCAGTGTGCTGAATCCGGTTTGGAAGTCTAGCTTTTTCTTTTTTACTTTGCTTCTGTAAGGGTGCCTGTCTTTTGCTGGCTTTGGTTTGTATTTTGGTTTGAGGGGGAGTACTGCTTTTAGATTGTCTATTACAGATTCTAATGTAGCTGTATGATCCCACTTTTCTATTAGTACTGTGTCTGCTCTTACATGCAATTCTCTGAGAGTTATCCGTTTAAGTTCTCTGGGTCCGATTCCTGCTCTTGCTGCGAGTTGCCAAATTCTGTTTTCAGATTCTCGATAAAGCTGTCTACTTCTTTCTTCATTTCCGCTGAGACTGTCGGAGTTAACCCCTCTTGAACTTTTATCAGTTTCTTCATCGCTTCTATCATATTCTCCACAAAGGTCTGACTTTCGTGGAAAAAATCCGAGCATCTTTCAAGAAGTGCGATTCTTGCTCCTTGAGTTGTCTGCATATCAAATAGTTTTAGAAATGCATGTTCTGCTTTTGTAGGTATGGTCTTACTTGCTAATTCTTCTCCTCCAAGAGTATTACTTATTTTTCTAAGTAATACATTTTCTGATTCCCAAAGTAGTGCAGCAACTATGAATGCGGCGAATGGGCCATTCTTTGATATTTCTTCGATTAGTTTGTTTGGGTTATCAGATATAAATGACCAATGTCCTTCTGGGTTTTCTTCATTTTTTGAAATTGAAGTTAGATCGTATTTTGGAAATACATTCATAGCAAAGTTAAGGTCAATTTCTGGAACTTCCCAGATATTATCTTCTTTGTCTTTGAATGTATATTGTTGTTTTAGTTCTACCATTTTTAAGTTCCGTATAGTTTTAGTTAAGTTTTCTTTGGTTTATTTTACTTTAGTGTGTATGCGATCCGCTGTTTTTATGACAATGAGTTTTTCCATAATGAGAATGACATTTTGTCCATCCATATTGCGACGAGTATCCGCCAATATAGGAAAATGTTTTTAGTTGCTTCTCTCTTTCATTCATTTTTTCAAGAGTAGCTTTTATTTTTTGATTGGCTTCCTCTAGCTGCTTCATTACTTTAGAGATGTCTGTTGAATTAGTTTTTCCGTATTTAGATTTAGGAGTTCCAATCCTATATCCTTTTGGAGCATCAACTTTAAATCTTAGTCTTCGAAGTATTTCTTTTCTTGAACCTAAGACGTTTCTAATTTTTACTCTGTCTCCTGATCCGTGTCTGTGCCAATTTGTTGTAGTTGTTGTCCTCTCTCCAATAATGTCTACTCTTGTAGTTGAGTTATCGATTTGTGTCCATTTCTTTGTGTAAGGAGTATCTGCTAGTTTTCCGAATACTGGGTTTCCGGATTCGTCAACTCCGCCAAGGTATACCGGTTCATCAGCATAGCTATTTGAAGTGTATGTTGCAGATATGATTAGTAAAGTTAATGATACGATTAATTTCTGGAGTTTCATTTTTGTTTCTCTTACTAATTAAGTTTTTGCTTAATGTACGTTCTGAGATTTAAATTAAAGGGAAGGGATACTTGCCCCGGTGTTACAAGCACCCTTCCTAAATCGTTAGGGATGGCCGGAACTTTTAACCAAGCCTTAACGATTATTCGTAGTTTGTAAGAATTGGTTCGTGATAAGTAACATTTACTGCTCCATCAGAACCAGATGTTGCAATAATTTTAATTTTATCTGGAGAACAGTCGAAGGGCTTTGTTTCTTTCTTTTCTACTAGAATCCCAACAGACGATGTAGGATCGGTTCCATCAATTCTTACTCGAATGTCTTGTGTTTCTGGTTGTAGATGAGTCAGAATTATTGGTATATCTTCATTATCACTATTCTGCGGTCGAGTTAGTCCAGTTGCGGTACTGCTCGATAGAGCCGTAATGAATTCATGATGACATATACGATTCATGTAATTATTCCTTTACTAATAAACCCTGAAGGTCTTTCTATTCTTTTTACTCTTTTGGGTTTTAATTCTGCTTGTTTTTTCTTGGGTTCTCCGCCTGATCCACCAGTATAAGTTAGTGATAGTTGCGGAACATTGCTGCCGTTGTCAAACAGCTTAACTAGTGCACTTGTTTCGTCGTCGCTGTCTTCGTCGAGGTAAACAGCGACTCGATCAATTGAATTCGGATACTTGTCGATTAGAGCCTGAATTGCAGTGGATAGGTTTGGACTTTCGTTATAAGCATTGTGAGACAATGATGTCGTTGGCCAATTCGTGACATTTGTTAAATAGGATCGTCCAGTAATATCATTCGGTGTTGAAGTGATATCGACCGCTGATGCGGAGTCTTCAATCCTCAGTCTTGCTCCAAGCCTTGTTCCTGTGGCATGGAGTCTTAGCTTTGCTGATGTAACTGTTGCACCTTGCAGTTCTGATAGCTCATCAAAAATAAATAGTACGTTTTGAATCCCATCCCAGCGTATGAATACAGTACTTGAGGAGTTAACAACTGTAGTTCCATTTTGATATCCATCTCGTTCGCTTGCAGATATTTCTTTTGTTATTGTAGGCATTTTTACTTTAGACTTTTATAAAGATACTTCTAAAGGAAAAGTATTTACTTGTTATTTAGACTTCTTACTGAGTCACCAATAATAAGTGTAATTGCTAATGCAACAATTTCAGCAACTGTTGATTCACTTATTTCTGATCCAAATTCTTTTAGCAGTACAATCAATAATGTTACTATTGCTGTTTGAGTTCTTCCCTGACTTAAAATATTTACTAATGTATTCATTTTGTTTGGTTTTCTTAAGGCTAAGTTAGTTTTTCTTATCTTTTGAACCTGAATATTCTTTTGAACCAATTGGATATATTACTGCTTCGTCTGCATGATTGAGAGTAGTATCTAATATTTACTTCTTGCTGTTCTCTTTTATCATTTTTGACTAAGTTATATTCTGGTTTTTTGGGTTTTGAATCTTCGCTAATTAATTTGAAGTCCTTTGTAATTAATACAAAAGGACTTTTAGATTTAATTAAATTATACTCCTCTGAAAATACTTGGCTTTCTCCAAATCCTGTTATTAGGATTATAAGGGTTATTATAACTTTTCTTAAATAGTATTTCATACGAAGTCCCACATTCCATTACTTGATGATGGATCAATTATATCATATTGCTTTCCATCAATTGTAAGATTTCCTACTTTTCTTTCGTTTGGAGTGTCGCTTGGAGTGTCTTTGGATGGGCCATATCGATCAAGCATTTGCTTTATTTCCCATGCTTGAGGCTCTGTAAACCTACCTGTTACAGTAGGATGCATTATTGAATTTGTGCCTGATGTATGACCTAAACCACAAGCATGAAGTAATTCATGAACAATAACTTCTAGCAACAATTCTTTTGACCAAGTCTTTGATCTATTATATTTCTGTTCTAATCTTGTTGTACATGATCCATTTGCTAAATAACTCCACGCAAGTGTTCCGTTAGATAAGTTTCCTACGTCTGCAAATATATCGCTTTCTTCATGATCCTCTTCAAAAATTAAATTTAGTCCGCTGACCTTTGATATACTTGTTAATGCTTCTAACCAAGCATTATCTATATCTTTATCTTCGAGAGGACGTAATCGATGTAACCTTTGACTGCACGTTATACTTCTCATACAGTTTCTAGGCCATGCAGACTGTGATTCAGCTTGAACTATTCTATCTGGAACCCAACATTTTCTTGAATCTAGATGTTCCTTTGTAACTGGTCCTAATTCTCCATCAATTATTAATTCAGTTTTATACTGTTCTTGATATTTTGCTACAGCTTCTCTGCAATCTTTTTTACTTTTTACAACAGAGCCAAATGATACAGTTGGCATTCCATCTGATTCGCATGGACTAAAATATCCAAGTGCCCATAATTGTTCTATAGATATAGTATCTTCTATATCTTGTTTTTCATACGTAATCATTTTTCTACCACTTGAGCGGCTAAGCCTTTAGCTACTTCGGTAAAAATGATTGTAAAGTCATCCTTTGTTTTCACTTTTCCTGAGGCGATCAGGGATGATAGCTCTGATCCGAAAGGACTTAGTACTTTATCTGCCCATTCATCCCTTCTGCCTTCTGGAATTACTGCTTGATTGAATTGAGCGATTGTTGGAGCAATTCGGCTCATGTCTGGATTTTGGCCGAATAATCCAGCAGATGTCATTCCAGCTACAGTTAGAAATGTTGCCGATATTCTAGCAGCTTCTGAATGGCTTTCGTCTCCTTCTAATGTTTTGTACCACTCTGCTACTTTTTTATCTATTCCGAATGAAGGGTTAGGTTCTGGAGGATTGGGCTGTGGATTAGGATTTGGAGTTGGACTAGGAGAAGTTCCTGTAACAGTAATACTTACATCTTGTGTTTCTGCTTTTTCTCCACTTGAAACAAATAGAATGAATTTTACTTCCCCAGGTTTTTCGGGCCAGACTGCTGCAATCTTACCGTTTTCAAATACCCTGTAATTTTCATTTTTAATATTACATGCTTTCCAAAGTATTACTTGTCCAATACTTTCTGTAGCATCTAGTATTAATGGTTCTCCAATTTTTACTGTTTCTGGAGCATTAACTTTTGCAACAATTGTATCTTCTTGTTGAGTAATTGTTGCTAGTAGTAAGATTAGAGTATTCATTTTTAGTTCCGTTTATTTAGTTTGGTTGAGCTTATTAATTGTTTCTCTGTAAATTAGTGAATTTGTTGTAGGCTAAAGTATACTCTAAATTAATTTCCAAGTGTTGATTGAATTCGCTTCTGCTTCATTTATGAATTCTTCTAGTAATTCATAATTAGCTTCGTCTTGGATTAACGCAATTAGTCTATCTGCAACAATATCTGAGGCTTCAATAACGTCAGATTTGGATATACCTAAGTGTTTTTTTACTCTTACTTCTCTGCGAAATAGCATCCTTAATTGTGTTTGTTGCCACCAACCTAATTCTTTTGCACATTCTGTAACTTTTTGTTTTGATTTCTGCCCTAGCTTATCTAAAATTAGTTGCATTAAGATCGGCATCAATAAGTTTATCAATGCTCCAAATTCAAATGCAGCTAAGGCTTCCTGGCTTTTTTCTAATGGACGTTTTTTGACTTCATCAATCCATAGATTGTTTACCGTATTGGCAATTGCGTCTGATGCAGGAGTCATTTTACTATTCCTTAAAGAGCATGTAAGGAACTAAAGCATTTAAGCTACAGATATATTTTAAGCATATCTGGCTATTGGCTGACCTATTTGGTCTAGCTGACAATATCAATGGTAGTTCCGGTTCCATTGGTTATTGTTTTAAAACCTTCTTAGAGGTTTTCCTATTTAAGTAGGTTCTGGGTCTTTTTTCTTAGCTGGTTTTTCTTTTTTAGGCTTTTCTTCTTTTACTGCTGCTGGCCAACTTAGTACTACAAATTGGTTGTCTCTTAGACCTTTTACGGATGCTATTTGTTCTTCTGTTCCGTTTTTACGGACTTCTGATACTTTTACTTTTTTCATTTTAAAATACCAGACTTTTTATTAAAGGGTTGGCAAGAAATATCCTTACTTCTTACCAACCTTAGAACTTCCTTGCTCCGTATTAATTGAGCTAAAGTATAGTTTAACTTTGTTATTAAGTAGTTTGTACCCAAGCTGGAGAAATTAGTGATCCTGACTCTAGGAAGTATGTTGGTTCTAAAGTCAGTTCGTGATTCTCAGCTTCGTTTGCTTCTTGCTCGTAGCTAAATGCTGTGATTAATGCAGGAATTTTGAAATAGTGGGTTCCTGCGGTAGCTATTGCACCGTCTGCTACAGCAAATATCGTTGCTGTTTTTCCCGTGAAGAATCCGAGGATTGCATCAAACAATGTTTCATCTGTATCGTGATGAAGATTTAGTGTTACTTCTGCTGAGAAGTGGCTAGCTAGTTTCAGCAACCAGTCAGTTGATCGACTAATAAAGTCTGCGGTTTCTAAGTTTTGTTCTCCAATAGAAACGTCTCCAACTTCAGTAACTTCTACCCATGTGGGAGATGCATCTGTACCAGAGTTGTAGTATAGAATGCCGTTACGACCTGTTTGCGGAGCTGGCATGACTTAAATCCTTTTATGTCAAATAAGTTTGACGAACTTTGAATACTATTTTTGTATAATGAGTAAACATATTAGATTTTAATATGTCTATTGTCTGGTAAGGCGGGATTACATTTCCTTCTTCACTTTTTACTGGTTCCATTCTATCCCACCAGTAATTCCAATTTATTCCATTTATGGATGTTGGATTTTCATTTCCTATTACTGATCTAGCTTGGAAGTATTCGCATATTCCAACTAGTTTTGAAATGTTATCTTGATTGTTTATGTAATCTTCGTCTACTGGAAATGTAACTCTAAAGATTACAGGATATTCGCCTTCAATGTATTTTTTAGAACTACTAAGCCATGTTATATTTCCTGAGAGGGGAAAATACCTTAACTCTAACTTGTCTTCTAATCCTTTTCTCTCTTTAAGCGGATTGAAGGAGTAGTCTGCTGTTGATTTTGTTAGATGTGGGTGTGTGCCTAATCCGGAAGCTGCTGTTATACCTGGCCAGTTATTTCCTGTTCTTTCGCTCTCTAGCTGGGTTTTTAATTCGTTAAGTATTGTTCCAGATATAGAGTGCATTAATCAATTTCGATGGCGTAAACTTTTACACGTGTTCTACTTGCAGTAGTG